ATTCAAGATGATGTTTTCTCCATCAGTTTCATCAATGATGTTATCACCTTCATCTGATCCAGTTGCATCGGTTCCGTTCAAAATAACGGCATTTGACGCATCAAGGTCTGTTCCCCAGTTAGTACCGGCTCCAAGATGATCCATCCAGTAGATAAATGCAGATTGAGTATATAAAATATCTGCATAATAGTTTGTTCCACCTTGTGGAGTTTTTGCATTTGGATTTTTAGAAAGAGCAGAGTATGTTTCCAGAACTGCAAGTGTACGTTGACCAGCAACATTTTCTGCAAAACCAGAAATTTTACCAGTTGTATCATATACTACAATATGCATTTCGTCAGCAGAACCTCGACCTTGATTAGTTGACCAAGTAGATGTGCCTGGAGCAGCATCAAAAAGATCGTAAAATTTCCAACGGCGTCTGATGAAAGAATTATTAGCAAGAGAAGCAACAAGACCTGTTCCACTTGGATTATCCAACTCACGAATTGTAATCGTATTGTTTGAAGTATCTCTAGCAGTTACTTCGTACTCTCTACCAGCATGACCTGTAGCAGGAGTTCCAAAACCACTATCTGTGAAGAATGAAACAATATCACCGACATTGATCACATTACTTGCAAGATCAACATCATCAACTGTGATTGATGTAGCACCACTTGCAACCGCACCATTAACTTGGTTTGCACCTGTGATATCTTGAGAAAATGCAGTTGCTGTTGCACAAATTGAAACAGCAAGGTTATTTCCTAAAGAACCAGCATCTCTTGCAGCCCATGGTCCAACACTACCTTGACCACTTCTAAACGAATTGGTGTAATGATCTGTATCTCTGATTAGAAGTCCAAGATTTGAACAGGCGTTCAAAACAGCAGACTCACAACGCACTACCTTGAGTGCATTGGAATACTGCAAAAAGTTTGCAGCAGTGTAAAAATATTCAAAGTTATCTGCATTTGGTTTACCAAAAATCGCAACCAACTCAGCCTCTGAACCAATATTAACAACGGAAGCAACTGGACCTTTTTCGAAAGGTCCGGCTAAAGCACCGATATTAGTTTGGACAGAAGGAACGATGTTTGATAAATCGATTTCTCTTACATGTACGCCAGGCGACACTAAAAAACTCATTTCCCTTACTCCTTTTATCTGTAGAGAATTAACTCTACGTTAGAGTTATTCTTTTCATTACGAATATTTATAAAAAATAGATTCCTAAACACTCTTTTTATATGCGAAGATTCTTATAAATAAAAACATGAATGATCATTACGAGAAATACAAAGAAACAATCAAAAGTGTATCCAAACGAAACTATCGTCAACGTCTTGTGTGGCTAAATGAATACCTTGCTGAGAAGTCATGTTCTCATTGTGGTGAAAGTGAAACAGTTTGTCTTAAATTTCATCCACATCATAATAAAATAAGAAAGTTAACTCAACGTAAAGGTATGAATGACGAAAGCAGAAAAGAAATTAATCAATTAATTAATCAATCAAGTATCCTTTGTTCAAACTGTTTCATTAAACTAGATCATGATCTTATTGAGTTTATATAGTGAATTACCAATTTGAACGATTGTCTCTAATTACTGGATTCCATTTAGTTCCATATTCATCAGTCATTTGACCAGAATTTTCTTCTTCAAGACCATCAAGCACAAATCCAAATGGAGCCATATCTTGTTCCAATGAATCTTGTTGTTCTCTCATCATGGTTGCACGAACATCTTGATCAGACAATTCTTTAAAATATTGTTGATCTGTTGCCCATGCGAACATAAACAAACATGCAACTAAATCATCGTTGCATCCTTCGTCAGCCTCAAACGATTGCCCTTTAACAATGAATGTAGATAATTCTGTTATGACTTCTAAATCTTCGACAATAAGTTTATTGTCCTCTACTAACTGTTTAAGATTGGAACAACCAATACGTTTTACAGCTTTAGTGGTTCTTACTCCTAATTGCGCTCGGCCACCTGAGAACCCCCCTCCAAGGACTTGTCCCGCTCGCCCACGCATGGAAGCCATAATTAGGTTGTCATACTCCAAGTCAAACTGCATTGCATTAGCAACTTGTTCACCTATGTCATTTACTTCAATCATAACAAATGCTTGATTATATGCTCGAGCAACATCATGAATTTTTGCTGGAAATAGAAGAGGTTTTAATTCATTGTCTCTAAACTTTGCAACAATTTTATATGGAATTTCTGTAACATCCACCACCACAAATGCTGAATAATCATTCTTTGTTCCTCTAGAAACATCAGCTGTAAGAAAATATGTGTGGTCTTCTTTTGGAGCAACATGAACATCCAATCCAGCATTAGATTGAATTGGAGCCCTATACGTCAACATTTTAAGTTTAGCTGGTGTTATTAGTGTATCAATGGACCCTAAAAACTCACACTCAAATTCTGTGTTAAATTGAGATTGAGAAGTGTTTTTAATTGTTTCTTCTTTCCACTTATCATCTCGGCCAGGAACTTCACTCCAATGAACCTCAATAGGAATATAAGTGTTACGACCTTCCTCTGCATCTACCCATAACTTGTAGAACATATTCATACCATGTGGTGTAGAAACAATCATCACCTTGGTTGTCTTACCCGAACTTATTGTAGGGTAGACTGAACTGAAAAATTGTTCTGCTACGTTAGACGGTACATATGCAAACTCGTCTAAGAATATAATATTATAAGAGCCACCACGAACGGCACTAGCACTAGTAGAAGAGGCCAGTATTTTACTACCATTTTCTAACTCCAAACTACCTTTGTTCCAAGACATTACACCCTGTTGCAACCATTTAGGTAAATGTTCGTATGCGAGTTGTAAACGTGATAGTAAGTCACGGGCAGTCGCAGCTTTGTTTGCAAGTATTGCAATATTAACACTTGGATTGAATAGTGCAAAATGCAAAAGATAAGATACCATAATTGTAGATTTACCTGATTGTCTAGGTAATTTACAAATGGTAAAACGATTGCTATGAAATGTACCAATCATTTCTTTCTGGAAGTCATACATCTTAAAAGGAATAAGACCCTCATCGAGGGAAACAATCTTAACATAATTTTCTATAAAATGTTGTGGACTATCCATACATTTTTGATATTCAACAAGTTGTTCTTTTGTCCATGATTGAGCGACATTGGCCCTTTTTAAATTTGGATTTCCAAGATAGACGCCCTCTTCACTCATTTTTAAACTTCTTCACCCTCGTTCAATGCTTCTATAGTGATACCTTTATCTGCATTTACTTTGTTTCGTCTTGATGCTTCTGCTAAGATAGTTGAATCATTGTGAAATTCATCTCTAGCAGCTTCATTTTCATACACAGAAGTAATTGTTTGTACTAAACCATCATCACTTGTTTCAGCAGAAAATGATATTCTTTTTCCAGTATCATCATAATTTGTTTTTATATAAGCTAACACCTCAGCGCTCATTCTTTCAAAAGCAGTATCAGAATTTGGTATTGTACGAACAGTAACTAATTTAAACGCCATAATTGTTTCCTCCTTTAAGTATTTATATAAACTTTGTCATACATATATCTCTTCTATATTTTTCATATCTCGTAAACAGGTGTTAAGCGACCTTCACGACTATAATTAGAGGTTTTACTTGTTCGTTGAAAATCAATAGAGAGCTTTTCGCAAATTATCTTAAATGGGCTAGTGTATATACCCGAATCAACTCCATATCCTAAATTCACATCTTCTGATAAGGAGTGATCTGTGCGATCCATAAATTCCCATCCCCTCATCTTTGGACGAAACTGTAGACCAAGCTCGATAAATGCAAGGTTTTTACCTTCGAAATTTTTATAAGATTGAATATATGGTGAAATTGAGTGTTTATACATATAGTATCCATATAGAGCAGAATTATAAAGAGAAAAAATTAACAAACTATCTTGTTCAATAGAAGAATCAATCGAATTAGGCTTAGAAAAAGAACTGGTTGCGGTATAACCAATTTTTTTTCCATTATCAGTTCTCATTACAAAGTTTCCCATCGCCGTAACTACTTTACAACTATGCTGTCGTGAGTACTGGTTAATATTTTCATTTAAAAACATACTACCGAATAAACCTTCTCTTTTAAAATATATACCATCTTTTAAAGTTATATAACTTCGTCTTTTAACTATGTCTTCAAGCCGATCACGATTATATATATCATCAATAATTTCTAATTTTAATCCATTTGAATCACAGAAACTTTGCGTATAGAACTCTTCTAGTTTATTAGTTGTTAATCCATTGTCATCAATATAGCCATGACGATAGAAAACACAATGTGGTTTAATTCCTGCGTGAAGAAATCCTAGAACTATTGATTGTGAGTCTATACCGCCACTTAAAAACACTACATAACTACCCTTATGGTCAGCATGTATATGTGTTGCAACTTCAGCTAAACTTTCCTTCAGACTAGTTTCTCGTGGCTCTATATCGCCGTTAAATATAAATTCTTCTTGTTGATAATATTCACACCACATTAATAAATCTATCCTCTATATTAGTATCAAATTCATATAAGCGTACCTTTGAATCTACGGACTTTAACCCAGTACGTTTTATCTTTGAATCTATGCCCATAGCATCAAGAACAAGACGAGAAGGAGTCTTTTGAATCCTCCCCCTATAAGACTTTGCAAAGTTTATTATTGATGCTGTACTGTAGTCGTTAACTGTATCTAGAAACTCCCATCCACTAAATTTATGACGGAACTCAAAACCTAATTCGGTATATGCAAGATTTTTTGGCTCGTAAAGTTGTAAGATTTGAATCTCTTTTGTTTTCTGA